ATGCTGGAACAAATGGGCATTGCCGCCAAAGCGGCCTCCTGGCAGCTGGCGTTACTCTCCAGCCGGGAAAAGAATCAGGTACTGGAAAAGATCGCCGATTATCTGGAAGCGCAGACCGACGATATTCTGCGCGCCAACGCGGAAGATTTAGCCGAAGCTCGCGCCAATGGCCTGAGTGAAGCGATGCTCGATCGCCTCGCGCTGACCCCGGCGCGTCTGAGCGGCATCGCCAGCGATGTGCGCCAGGTGTGCAATCTGGCCGATCCGGTCGGCCAGGTGATCGACGGCGGGCTGCTGGACAGCGGTCTGCGTATTGAACGTCGCCGCGTCCCGCTGGGGGTGATTGGCGTGATTTATGAAGCGCGTCCTAACGTGACGGTCGACGTCGCCTCCCTGTGTCTGAAAACCGGCAACGCGGCGATCCTGCGCGGCGGGAAAGAGACCTGGCGCACCAACGCCGCCACGGTGAAGGTGATCCAGCAGGCGCTGCAGGAGTGCGGTCTGCCGGCCGCCGCGGTACAGGCTATCGAGAGCCCGGATCGCGCGCTGGTGGGCGAAATGCTGAAGATGGATAAATACATCGATATGCTGATCCCTCGCGGCGGCGCGGGCCTGCACAAGCTATGCCGTGAGCAGTCAACGATCCCGGTGATCACCGGTGGGATTGGCGTGTGCCATATCTTCGTGGATGAAACCGCCGAGATCGCCCCCGCGCTGAAGATCATCGTCAACGCCAAGACCCAGCGGCCGAGCACCTGCAATACCGTGGAAACGCTGCTGGTGCACCGCAACATCGCCGATACCTTCCTGCCGGCGTTGAGCAAGCAGATGGCCGAGAGCGGCGTCACCCTGCACGCCGCCCCTTCCGCCCTCCCCGCGCTGCAAAACGGCCCAGCGAAGGTCGAGCCGGTGAAAGCGGAGCAGTATGACGACGAGTATCTGTCGCTGGATCTGAACGTCAAAGTGGTGGCTGATATGGACGAGGCTATCGCCCATATCCGCGAACATGGCACCCAGCACTCCGACGCCATCCTGACCCGCACCCTGCGTAACGCCAACCGCTTTATCAATGAAGTGGACTCTTCCGCGGTATATGTGAACGCCTCCACGCGCTTCACCGACGGCGGCCAGTTCGGCCTCGGCGCGGAAGTGGCGGTCAGCACCCAGAAGCTGCACGCCCGCGGCCCGATGGGGCTGGAAGCGTTAACCACCTATAAGTGGATTGGTTTCGGCGACGATACCATTCGTGCGTAAATGAGAACGGGCGATGCAAAAATAGGCAGTTGATTCCACTGGCTATTGACGCATCGCCCGCTAAGTTCTAACCTTTTGCCTCGTGATTCACGCTCGTGAACACCTCTTGCAGGGCCGATATAGCTCAGTTGGTAGAGCAGCGCATTCGTAATGCGAAGGTCGTAGGTTCGACTCCTATTATCGGCACCATTCTAACGTCTCACCAAGTCTACTAAAGTTCACTGAAACCCCTTATACTCTGCGCTTTACAGCCCCTTTTAGTATTTCTACGTCTACTAAAGTTCCCTGAAATCTACGGTCATTTGGGGGTACTTATGGGGGTATATGCTGTTCGGTCTAGAGGAGGTACCCCCAAGTGAAACTAAACGCCCGGCAGGTGGACGCCGCCAAACCTAAAGATAAGCCCTACAAGCTGGCTGATGGTGGTGGTTTGTATCTCCTGATTAAACCTAATGGCGGCAAATACTGGCGGCTCAAGTATCGTGTAGCCGGTAAAGAGAAGCTTTTAGCGCTTGGCGTGTATCCTGAAGTCACATTGGCCGATGCTCGGTCAAAACGTGAAGAAGCCAAAAGGGGTATCGCTGGGGGTATCGATCCTATGGAAGCGAAACGGGAAGAGAAGATTGCCCGTGAAACTCAGTTAAACAATACCTTCAAAGATCTTGCCCTTGAGTGGCACAGCAGCAAACTAAAAAAATGGTCTGCTGGGTATGCTTCAGACATCCTGGAGGCTTTCAACAAGGATGTGTTCCCTTACATTGGCAAAAAACCAATAGCCGATATCAAACCGCTTGAACTGTTGAATGTGCTGCGGCGCATTGAGGGGCGCGGCGCTACCGAAAAGGCAAGAAAAGTTAGGCAGCGCTGTGGGGAAGTTTTCCGTTACGCAATAGTCACCGGTCGAGCTGAGTATAACCCCGCCCCGGATCTCACCAGCGCGATGCAAGGGCACGAGTCCAATCATTTTCCTTTCCTCACACCTAAAGAATTGCCTGATTTCTTCAATGCGTTGTCAGGATATTCAGGAAGCGAGTTAGTAGTTTTGGCTGCTCGTTTGCTGATTATCACCGGATTGCGTCCCGGCGAACTGCGTGGGGCATTTTGGCATGAAATCAATATCAGTAAGGCGGTCTGGGAAATACCCGCCTCACGCATGAAAATGCGTCGCCCTCATGTGGTGCCGTTGTCCAGGCAAGCCCTTACGCTTATTGGTCAGATCCAAGAGCTAACAGGCAATTACCCGCTTGTGTTCCCAGGCCGTAACGATCCGCGAAAAACAATGAGTGAAGCCAGCATAAACCAAGTCTTTAAGCGGATTGGCTATAACGGAAAAGTCACCGGGCACGGTTTCCGGCACACCATGAGTACCATCCTGCACGAACAGGGCTACAACACCGCGTGGATAGAAACGCAGCTGGCACACGTCGACAAAAACTCTATTCGAGGAACATACAACCACGCCCAGTATCTGGATGGCCGCCGCGAAATGCTCCAGTGGTATGCCGACTATATGGAGGCGTTGGAAAACGGCGAAAATGTAGTAAATGGAACGTTTGGGAAAAGCGCTTAACTGTATGTATAGACAGTGCTAATTGACAGTAGTAGACTTCTGTAGACTATCGTTAGCAGGAAGCTTTTATGCGAGAAAACATCCTCAACATGCCCCATCATCTTCGCCGACAACGTGTGGTCACTGCTGAGCAGGCTGCAATGGCTATGGCTGGCGTGTACAGTTGTTCACGCTTAGATGAGTTGAAAGCTAAATTCCCTCCTGAGATCTACAACATTGCTTCCAGTTACTTGAGGATAATTTTGAGTGCTGTAAACGCAGAAGAACTACATCCCAAGAGAACATGGTCTAGCTCACCTGGCGGAGATATCACTGGAGCTGATTTTTATTCCAATGATATTTGGCCTTGGGCTGTTAAAGAAATATCAGCTACAGATAGTTGGTTTGGATGTGATCCAGATAGCTTTAGCGAAAAGTACCAGCCTTTACGAAGCGGGTGGGGCGAGTTTGCTGGTAAAGATACAGCGTTAAAACTGATCGCTGGAATGGCTATTGCGCTTGAAAAATCAGGTGGTAAATATGTTCGCGGTAAAAATTTGAACAAATCCGAAGTTGCTAGGAGTGCTTCAAGAAGCATATTGGAACATGGCGATGGCATCGATGTGACAGATAAGGCGTTGACTATGCTAATTAATGAAGCTCTGAACACATACGCTTCCAAATAGCTCGTGAGGATTTCCAAAAAGTCGATCTACAGGTTCTAAAACTTCTGACCTTACTTCTATTTCAGTGGAAGAGCTGCTTCCAACTGATTTACCGTGACTTCCACAACTACCCGCATGTTTTTGCTGAAATATACCTCGTAGACCACATTAGACTTCGAGAGGTATATATGTCCCATTCCCTTATCCGCTTACCTGAAGTTCAGCGCAGAACCGGCTATAGCAAGGCTTGGATCTATCGACTCATGCTGAGCAACGTTTCCCCTCATCCATAAAGATTGGTTCTCGAGCAATTGCTTTCATTGAAAGCGAAATTGATGAATGGATTAGTGAGCGCATTGAATCGTCACGCAGCCAAACGAACTGAGATTCCGTGAGCAGAGATAATTTGCGAGAGTTTGCACTTCGGATCTCGCAGAATACGTTTGTCGCGACAGCTCACTAAACAATTCAAAAAGGTTAATGCCATGAAGAACAATTATGCCCGTCTGGGGCAGGGCTTCGCTCACCCTAAAAACTCCTTGCCTTGTTATTCAACTGAAGGGTATGCTTTAAAAGCACCAGCAAAATCTGGTGTCGGGCGTGAGAACCCGGATAAGCAAAAGGCGATACCAGACGCCTATAGCGTCTTTTTTTGTGTCGTAAAGCCAGTACATCTTCATTCAGCGGGGAAGATCCGCATCGAATCTATGGTGGCGCTGGCGGGGCAGCCGAAAGGCTGGCCGGTATCCTTTTGCACCGGTATTCTCACCCCCGTCAGTGTCACCACCCTTTATGAGCGTGAGAACTCAAGTGGTGACTCCAGTAAGCAAAAGGAGGCTGCCACATGGCTACTACCCCAACCCAAAAACTGCCCAAATTCACCTGGCTTTTCCTCGGTACGCCGAAAGGCCGGACCTGCACTCCCGTTGTTATCCGTATCGTTGCCGACAGTGAGCAAGAAGCCCGCGAGTTTTATTCCCGCTGGGATCTTATCTTTGCCGCCAAAATTCGCTCTGAATGTTCGCTTTATCAGTACAGTAGCGGCGCGTTTGAACTGGATGTTGCGAAATTGGGAGGTAGCCATGCTTAACCTCCAGACCCTGACAGCTAAAGCCCGCGAGCTGCGCGGCAACGTGGTAAAAGCCACTACCACGAAAGGCACGCGCACCATGACGCCCGTTTACGAACGGGAAGAGCAGCGCAAACTGCGCGAACGCATCCAGCAGACCCAGCCGGACTGGGTTTTACTCTGGTGGGATATTGCGACCGTTACCGGCTGGCGTACCAGCGACGTGTGCAATTTCCGTTACTCCTGCATCAACTGGGAAACCGGCATTGCAACGATCATCGTAGCGAAGCAGACCAAAGCAGCGGAAGCCAGAGCGACCCGGAAGGGGATCGAGATTGTTCGCCAGCAGCGCAAGGACGCTGCCCGGCTTGCTGGCGATCACATTGGGTACATGCACTGGGATAGCGTGAGCTGCGACGAACTGGCCGCCGGCATGACAGGAGAAGAACAGGCGATCGTGTTTGAGCTGGTGGCAAAGGCTGAAGTTAAGCACGACACCAAACAGCTGCCGCCGGGCATCATCAAACGACTGCGTGAACGCATGGAGCGAAATCTTATCGGTGACGACCTGGTATTTTCCCGCAGCCAGATTGAAAGTAACCGTTGCCAGTCTCTGGAAGGTAGCGTTAGCCGTCAGACGATCTGGAAGAAACTGCACAACGTCATGGTGTGGTTTACCCGCGTAGTAAACACGCGTCTGCGCCTGAGCGCCTATTCCAGCCGCAAAATTGCCGCCTTTAATCTCATGTCCGCCGGCGGCGAACAGGGCTTGCTGGTCGCCTCTGAAATGCTCGGACACAGTAACCCGGCAATCACCCGGACTTATCTCCAGCTGGGGAGCAAGGCCGCGGCTATCCAGACACGCCTCGCTATGGAGGTGAATGCATGACAAAGCCAACTCAAAACGAATCCATTGCCATGCTGACGACCAGCGCAGGCCAGGCGCTTGAATACAGCCGTCAGGCGCTTGCCGTTCTCGATATGTGGATAAACACCCTGGCGCCGGATGATGAAATGGAAAGCTTTCGTGTCGCGGCGGTTCACAGCCTGGTCAGTCAGGCATCGGAATATCTGGTGAAAGTCAGGGAGGTCAGACCATGACCGCTATTTATAATCTGGTGCGCTGTAGCGATGACAAAACTGTATTCAGTTTTCCGGCCGGCGGCCGCTATCTGGTGGACACGTCGAACGGGTTGCAGTCGATGCGCCCCCTTATGGACGACGAGATCCTTTTCACGGTGGAGAGTGCCGCGCGCTTTCTGAAGAAGATTGGTTATCAGGTAATCCCGCCAGCGGCGTGAGGTAAAAAATATGACGATTAAAATTTCCGGCTTAGCTGCTGGTGGCCGCGCTCACCCTGAAATCAGGCCGGGCGATAAATGGAAGGACAGCCGGGGCAGCATCGTAATTATCGAAAGTTACCGATTCGACAGAGTGACATATTGCCGCGAGGGGTACTCCTCACCATGTTTTTGCACGCCAGAAAGACTGGTGCGGGAATTTGAATTTGTATCTTCCGCGCCGGTCGCCGGCGAAAAAGATATCGATCGAATTATGCGGGTGCAGGGCATCGAACGAATTCGGGTTATGCGGGAAATCATCAGGGAGCGAGGGAACAGAAAATGAAGAATGCACCAAACCTTAAAAAGCAGCCGGCGGATCTCATGGAGGAGTCAATTATCTTTGCCGGCGCTGATGCCTGGACGTTCGCCAAAGCATGGCAGGAAATGAACCCGATTGGCGACACGGTGCCGCCGGTTGTGCTGGATAAAAAGCAGCTGGCGGAGCTGGAGAATATCCGCATTGTGGATGATGGCCGGCTCTATGCCCGGGTTTGCCGTGGCGGGCATCTGACCGAACGGCAGATAACCATTCTCGCTACAAAGCTGGCGGTGGCCGGCGTGGAGCGCGCGCAATTCTACTCTGAAGGTTATCAGCTTCTGGAGGACTGGACGCCACAGCTGCCGCGCCTCAAAGCCGATGCGGAAGCCGGCAAAAGCATGGTGATCGGCAAACCGCTGACGGATGTAAACCTTCGCGACCTGGCTGATAACGAAAAGGCGCTCATACTGGCCGCGCGTTACACCGGTATTGCGATCCATGAAAACAGCGAAGGCGTGTACGTCTACCGTGCCGGCATCTGGGAGAAAACGTCTTTGCTCGAGCTGAGCCGCGAAATGGTGGCTATCTACAACGAGAACAAAACTAACTTCAGCAAGCGCGCGATCAACAACATTATCGACGCCCTGAAAATCGTTATCCCGGTAATGGGGGAGCCGCGGCGCAGCCTGATCCCCTTTGCAAACGGCGTCTACGATATGGAAACCGGCATTTTCTCCGAACACAGCCAGGACAACTGGCTAACCAATCATAACGGCGTGACCTACACGCCAGCGGTACCAAGCGAAAACCTTCGTGACCACGCGCCGAACTTCCATAAATGGCTAAGTTACGCATCAGATAGAGACGCAATTAAGATGCAGCGCATCGCTGCAGCGCTCTTTATGGTGCTGGCGAACCGGTACGACTGGCAGCTGTTCCTCGAGATAACCGGTGAGGGCGGTAGCGGGAAAAGTGTCTTTACTCATATCGCTACGATGCTGGCCGGTGCGCATAACACCGCCAGCGGGAACATGGCGGCGCTCGACAGCGCGCGCGGGCGGGCGCAGTTCGTCGGGAAAAGCATGATAACGCTTCCTGATCAGCCCAAATATTCAGGAGAGGGCACCGGGATAAAAGCGATAACCGGCGGGGATGCCGTGGAGATCGACCCGAAACACGAGCACCAGTACACCGCCGTTTTGCGGGCGGTGGTTGTGGCCACGAACAACACGCCGATGATTTTCACCGAACGTGCCGGCGGCGTTTCCCGGCGACGCGTAATTTTCCAGTTTAACCGGCGCGTCAGCGAGGAGGATAAAGATCCCGACCTGGCAGAAAAGATATCCGCTGAAATTCCGGTGGTGGTTCGTCGGCTGCTGGCGAACTTTGCGAACCCGGAAAAAGCGCGGGCGCTGCTGCTGGAGCAACGGAACAGCGAAGAAGCACTGGAGGTGAAGCAGAAAACGGATCCGCTTTATGCCTTCTGCGCGCATCTTGAGCGGCTGGCTGATTGTGCGGGAATGATGGTAGGAAACCGCAATCCGCCTCACTATCCGCGAATTTATCTCTATCACGCTTACCTGGCATTCCTGGAGGCCAACGGTTTCGACAAGCCGCTGACGCTGAATAAATTCGCAGAGGGGATGGAAAGCGCGATGAGGGAGTTTAATCACGAGTACCGTAAGGAACGGAGAGCCCGTGGCATGGTGACCAACGTTGAACTTTCAGAGAGTGCGGAAGACTGGTTACCTCAGACGCATCCTGTAGCCGGTCATAAAGAATGAAGTTCAGATAAATATGGAGAAAGGTATACATGGTATACATCGAGAGAATAATTTATATATAAATCAGTGAAATAAACCATGTATACCTTGTTTTCAGGTATACACAGGGTGTACATGGTGTTCATTCTCTCATTAACCATCTGAACGTTTATTAAACAGAATGATGTATACCGTGTAGACCTGAAATCCCAAAATGTAGGCTGGTGTTCATAGGTTAATATTATGTTTTATAAGCAATTTATAGCCTTTATGAACACCATGTATACCTTGAGGGCAAATTCTTTAAAACGCATCCATTCATTTCACGTTGTGCATCCCCTCGATTTCATTACCATCATTTCATTACTTGCAATGATTGTTGTGATTGTTGCGTTTTTTATCATGTGATAACCAAGGGGGAAGCATGAAAAAGGAACACGTGAAACCCGTTCTTCTGAGCGCTGCTCAGGTTGCGGCATTAAAAGCCATCCAGGAGCAGGAACGCCAGAAATCCGGGTTTGGTATCGCACCATCAATCCATGATGTGGCGAGAAAAATATTTGATGTTGGGCTATCCAGAATGGAGGTAAGCCAGTGAGTTACGAAATTAAAATTGGGCAAAGAAGCATTGCTATCACTGATAACGTTTCTGAAGTGGTTGCGCCTAATGAGCAGATGGCGATTCTTTTTAAAGGGATGGCGAATATTTTTGGTGATCTGCGGGCCGTGGCAATGTTAGCTGAGGCGGAAGCCGATGCCGTAGAGGTTATCCGCAATGATCCGGATTTAAACGAAGCAGCAAAAAACCGCCGGGCCAGAGATGCGGCAAATAGAGACACACTCACGGCTTTCACTAGAAGTACGGCGATGATCAGCGAACAAGCTGAAAATATTCTCAATTATCTTAAGACCAAACTGGCCCCAGTTGCTCCGTTGGCCGAGGGTGATGTTGTCGGATTTATGCGAGATAGTGAGCTACGGAATGTATTTCGCTCGCTGGATGGAGCTGCGAAAGAAAAGCTGATGGTAGCAATGTATGCCGGGAATCAGACTGATTTATGTGACGCCCTGCTACGAGGTAACGCCATTTGCTCAGGCGTAACAGATTCTCAGCTGGAGCGACTGACTTTTGCCCGTATCGCCACAGATAACGGAGCCGTTATCAAATCTGTTTCTAACCTGGTAAAAGCCATTAACCGCAACCTGCAGCAAATCATCGCTGTTCGCACATGGTATGCAAATCTGGTATTTGGAAGCAATGACGACCCTCGCGATGTGGCTCCTCGAGTCTCCGGGCTGGCGAATCTGTCCGAGTACATTGATGGTATGGAAAAAATTAATTCCCGACAGGGTAAAGCAGATGATGAAGATGGGAAACAGGCCGCCTGATGGCGGCTTTTTTCTGCCCGGAGGGAAACACACGATGCTGTTAAGTAAATCAGCCTACGCCAGGCATATGGGCGTTAGCCGACAAACAGTTTACGGCTGGATAGCACGTGGTGAGATTGTGCTATCAGGCGATAAAGTGGATGTTGAAGCAACACAGGCGAAGCAAAATTCTGCTGGTGCTGGTGCTGGTGCTGGTGATCATCACAATGCAATGACGTGGGCGCAGGCCGCCGCGTGGGTATGGGGGCATGACGGCGGGAAAGAGCTGCCGGCTGATATTAATGCTGGCCAGCGAATAGAGGCAGCAGCCGCTGAGCTGGGTTTTGATGTTCAGCACGAGTCCGATGAACAATTGCTGATTCTCTTCCGGCCGGATGAAGAAACCCACAGCTTCTATGGCAAAGACCGTGCAGCAGGCGCTTTACGGTTTCTTCGTTCTGAGCTGGCTTACGTTGCCACAATGCACCCCGATACGCTGGATGACTGGAACAAAACTGGTTTAATGTCACTCTGCCTGCTGGACGGCGAAAAACTGTAAACCCCCCAGCCCTCAAACTTGACACTTTTTCGCGAGAAACTGGGAAAAGTGTCAACCCAACCTAACGGATCCTGACGCCTGCGAACAGCAGCTAGAGCAGAAGTGTAAAGGGCTGGCGTTGAGCTTTGTTGAGCCCGGCGGTTAGCTTTTGTTAGTCCTGATGCGAAGCAGCGCAGGTGTCAGCCTGTTATGGTTTGTTATGCCTCACCAGAAAAGTGTCAGCCGCTGCCGCTTCAGAAAACTTCAGGTGCAGATCGTCAGATGCGTCTGTCAAAACTTGCCACCCGCCGGCCCCGCTAGGAGGATTCGAGGTTATGTACATTCTAAGTTACAGTTGTGATGAAGTGTTAATCACATTGCCAACTAAGCTTTTGGACAGAATATGGTCATACATTTTGCATGAATAACCGGTTAAATTTTGATAAGTTAGTTCACAAAGCATCGAAAATGTTGGGGCAGATCAAAAGCCAAGATTAATGTGGCCGTATGTTTCCATGCTCCACTTTCGCTGATAAATTTTTAAGGCTAAGATGCTACTAACAGCATTTCGCTAATGGAGATTTTTATGTCTTTACTTGATAATGATAACGATATTTTTGAAATAGAAGATGAAACATATCCAATTGATGAATTCGAATTAACAACTACTCCCAACGATTTTAACATGTTGACTATAATAAGTTTTATTAGGTCGAAAGTGTTTAAGATTCCTTCTTTTCAACGGCACTTTGTTTGGGATATAAAGAAATCCTCAAAGCTAATCGAGTCGCTGTTAATAGGCTTGCCAATCCCACAAATTTTTCTCTATGAAAAAGGGAAGAATGAGTTTTTAGTAATTGATGGGCAACAGCGTTTAATGTCACTATATTATTTCTTTAGTGGTAGATTTCCTAAGATGGAAAAAAGATCTGAATTAAGGAAAATTTTTGATAAGCATGGATATATACCAGATGAAATTCTGGCTGATGATGATTATTTTGTAAAGTTTAATCTTAAACTTGATGGTATTGTCGATGGTCAGTTAAATAAATTCAATGGAAGAAATTACGACACTTTAGGTGAGTTTCAAACGACGTTGAATCTCGCAACCATTCGAAACATGATTATAAGACCTGTTGCCCCGGACTCTGAAGATGGAGCAATGTTTGAAATTTTTAACCGTTTGAATAGTGGTGGTGTAAATCTTGCTCCGCAAGAAATTCGAATGAGTTTATATCATTCCGAATTTTTAGAGATGCTTTTAAATTTAAATGAGCATCCGCATTGGCGATTAATATTAGCTAAAAAAGTCATTGACGTACGATTAAATGATGTAGAAGCGTTATTACGTTCCTTTGCGATGGCTATATACCTTGATAACTATAAAAGCTCTGTAAATGGATTCCTGAATAATTTCTCGAATGCTACGAAAAGCTTCCCCTCTCATTACATTGCATTTTATCAGGACTTATGGCGTGCCTTTATGGATGCCTGCTCCGATCTCAATGAAGAAAGTTTTAGAACAGGAGGAAGCCGGCTCAGTATCACACTCTTCGAATCTGTTTTTTCAGCTAGTGTTGAAGAATCACTACGTTCAGGGCAAATTGATATCAAAAAGATATCCCCTGCTTATATCGAACGTTTGAAATCTGATGCCGCTTTCATAGGCTATAGTACAGGAAAAACTACTAGAGGTGAGTTCGTTAGGGGACGAATTAAAAGGGCCAAAGAAATTCTCAAGGAGTTTTAAATGAACGAAATGGGGAAGCAGGCAATTGATAGTTTATACACGGATTTTGTAGAAAACTATGGGAGACTCATTGAAATTGGCGAAGTAAGCTTCGCCAACTCTTATAAATCTCAGTTTGCTAAAGTGATTCTTTTGGCATGCGCCAGCTATTTTGAATCAGCAACAACACTTGTAATTCACTCGATGTTAAACCCAACACGTTGCAATATAACAAGACAATTCATTGAAAATAAGGCTTTGAGTAGACAATATCACGCTCTTTTTGATTGGAATAATCGCTCTGTAAACAAGTTTTTTGCATTTTTCGGTGCGGAGTTTAAAGCTTTCATGGCTGCAAAGATAAGGCAAGATGCTGATATAAAAAGAAGTATAGATAATTTCCTTGAGTTAGGAGATTTACGAAACCAGTTAGCTCATGAAAACTATGCCTTATTTAGATTGAATCTTACGCCTGAAGAAATTTATGAAAAATTTAATGATGCCCATACATTTATAGATAATTTAAATGGTTATATGAATGAATATAAGGAAGCGTTACAGGCTCAGTTGGCTCAAGAGCCATAATGGCTATTCCAGAGAGTAATAAAGTTTAATAAATAGATTTATATAGTTTTTAACGTTTGCATGGAATTAAGGGGGTCTGATGAAAGCTGTAGATTTAATAAAAAAAATGGAATTGTACGTACACTCTGCACTTTACGCTTGCGAATTATCAATTGCTGCTGGATCTGCTATGTCCTTCTCAAAGGAAAAATGGAATGTTGGGCCTAGTTTGCATAGTGCTGCAAATCGACCACAATTAAACAATAAAATACTTCCTTTGACACTGAAAACATCTGACATATTCCAACTTGCATTGCATGTAATGAATGATCTTAAAATTCCGCAGAAAGAAAAAAATGGTGGTCGTCGAATGTTTAATATCAACGACTTAACTCCTCCAGATGAGATAATGTCTGCACAAACTATACTTTATCTTTTTTGCTTGTTAGAGGAATACGAATTTCTTACTTATGAGAACGCACTTACATCAAATCTAAGTAGGGTGTGTCATAGTGATCAGTACACCCTGAAAAATCTAGAGGAATTAGGGGTTGAAGGAGTAAAGAAAAAAAGTATTGAAAGGCATATGGCTACATATCAATTTTCAGCATGCCGAAAAAGAATTAAGTATTGGGGTAAAATGGGGCTAAAAGAGTTACCAGAGGGCAAAATCACTCTATACGAGCAAATTTCAAAAAGAAGAAATGAATTAACGCATTTATCTACACCAACCCCTGCATCAAGATTTGAGGCAGTAAATTTTTATTTAGTTTGCCGAAATTTAGTGCGTGATATAGCAATATCTTTCGCAGATGAGAGTATCAATGAACTTGATATTGAATGGGATATTTGGAGTGAACTTGAACATGATGTACAAAATGATAGTTTAGTTCATGACTTAGCAAAAGTTATAAACAATAATCAAAATCATAGTTAGATTGAAACTTAAAGTTTTGCTTTGCCCACTTTACAGCGCTTGAGCTTATGTTTTTATGAACTAAAGCTTGTGTAGCATGTCCTGCCAGCTGTTAATATCATTTAGAAGGTTTATGCAGAGCGTTACGGGGGTACTTTTGGGGGTATCTGATTGGGCGAGGAATATAAAACACATTAAATTCAATTAGTTAATTGGTGTTTTTTATTCCTATTATCGCACCATCTTTTATAATAAAATCATCAAGTTATTATTGCATTGTTTTGCTTTGTTCAACACTAATGTGCAATTTTGCGCGTTGTAGATGTGGCAAAATTGTGGCAAGTACAGTGAGATTGTTTGTGGCTCAATGCAAGGGTATGCTAACGGCACGTGTTACCTAGTAGCTCCCGTCGATCTTGTCTTTTGAGCAATATTTCTACTTCTTGTTACGGACGTTGTCAGGCCTGCACGGTTAGGTTGAAAGGATGTTACTACAACAACATACACAGGCATTCAAACGCGTTTAGTCGTCCATTTGGGAATTTGCATTGACTTGGCTACCCATTCGCATTTTACTTGGACATCTCTAACAAAAATGCAACCAATACCCAGTTAAACTGGAAGGTAGCTTTGAGCGAACTGCGGACATTGCTAACAACGTTCTGTGTAACAGCGGGGCACAGCTCGCGAAATGTTTAATAATTCACCAGTTCTGGCATAATGCAAATACAACGTAATTCATGCAAGGATGACATACATGTTGAACCTTATCGTGGTCGGTAATCCCGATTATTACAGTTTCTTCTCTGACAGTAAGGGTGAAGAGTCTTTTCCAGTTTCCCGACTTTTTGAATCCACCCCTGACTCACTCAGAAAGAAACTGCTCCCCCTGACCAGCAAAACCTATCAGTTTCTTCAGGAACTGCCGGTCATCTTTATGACAGAGCCGGAGTTTGAAGTTGATGAGGAAGGCAATACAGGCGGTTATTACAGTCACATCCGCATTGGGAGAATAAGTAACATCAGAGCAAAAACTATAAACCGGGAAAAAGTTCTCGCTTTTAACTATGACTTAACCGATATTATCGGCAAAAAATTCTTAACCAGTGAAAAAGAATACGTGAAGAAGCTGGAACTGGGCAGCTTCGGACTGAACAGAAATTTCTGGGCAGTCAAAGATATATACGTTAAAGAATTTTTCGAAATATTAGGTATCAGTGTAAAAGCCCCTGAAGCTTCCGCTGCGGTTAAAACCGAAGCACCTGACAATAATGAAGACCTTGAGGTAATTTCGGATATCAATGAATATCTGGAAATCATACTGAATCATCCTCAGGAAAATAATGAAGAGGTGTTTTACCGGGGTCACTCCGACATCAGCTATCAGTTAGAACCTTCGCTGTTCCGCAAGAATACGCAGGGCAACTATCGCTACCGATATCACGAGTCGGATATGATTACCGAGCTGCTGACGGTTCAACCTGCCGAGTTCAGAGATGACCGCTATATGCTGGATAAGCTTGTACGCATGCAACATTACGGCTTACCCACCCGCCTGCTTGACGTCTCAACTAACCCGCTCATCGCACTCTATTTCGCGTGTTCCAAAATCAAACGAGATAAAGATGGAAATGAAATTGATGGCAACGTCATTATATTGACGGCACCCAAAAGTGAAATTAAGTTTTTCGACTCCGATACTGTAAGTTGCATAGCCAATCTTTCCCGGCTTCCATCACGTATCAAAAGCAACCTGAATACCAGCTTGGCGACTCAGGCATTTAATGCCACCGAAGAGTGCGGGCAGTTGCTTCATCTGATCCGTGATGAGAAGTCCTATTTCAAAAACATTATCGATCCGGCACATCTGAGTAAAATCGTTCTAGTTAAAGGGCGGTTCAGCAACGCCCGCATTTCGTCTCAGGCTGGAGCGTTCCTCTTATTTGGCGAAAACGTGGACCTGCCAGAAACGGGGCTAAGTACGCTGAACGTCAGAAAACTGGTGATTAGAAACAAGGAACGCCTGATGCAGCAGCTCAGCCGCTTCGGCATCAACGAAAGCACGGTTTATCCGGGTATAGAGAAAGCTGCAACGGAAATCGCCAAACTCTACGATGGTCGGAGCTGA